CTGCGACTATTGATTTGGTTATCGGCCGCATGGTCTAAACGACAGGGGGACTTCGGTCCCCCTTTCTACAGAAAGAAAATCATGGCTACATATCGTTGTTTGGCAAGTGGTAATACGGTGACGTTCACTTTGCAGCACGACATTGACTCAATGCGCGGCCACGGTGGTTACGTTTTGGTCGATGAGCAAGGCGAGCTGGTGCCAATCCAAGAGGCCAGCAAAGAATTACCGATGACGCCCGCTGTGCCTGTAAAGCGCATGGGCCGTCCTCGCAAAGCAGTACCAGTAACCATCTAAGGAGCACATCATGCCAATGGTCGGAACAAAAAAGTTTGCCTACACACCCAAGGGCAAAAAAGAAGCCAAAGACATGTCGATGAAGACGGGCAAGCCCGTCAAGTCCATGCCAGTTCGTGGCTCTCGCACGGCGACCAACAAAGCCAAGAAAGGCTACTGATGTCCACCTTTCAACTTGACCCAAACAACGTACCGCTTGGCATCCCGAGCTTGGGTGTCACGCAGGTCTTTACCGTCACCAACTCCAGCGTTCAATCAACGGCATTTGGTGCGAACACCACCATGATTCGCGTGTCTTGTTCGTTGGGGCATTGCCATTTTGCAATTGGCGCAAACCCAACTGCAAACCTGACAACATCACCCATGATGCCCAATAATTTTTCTGAGATTATTCGGGTTAGCCCCGGCCAAAAAATCGCGGTTATCAAAGATGCTACGGTGACTGCATCAACACTCTCCGTAACGGAGTTGGTATGAAGCCCGGCTTGTACAGTAACATCAACGCGAAGCAGGCCCGCATCAAAGCGGGCTCTGGCGAGAAGATGAACAAGGTCGGCTCCAAGGCCGCGCCTACCGCTGCCGACTTCAAGAAGGCAGCCAAGACTGCGAAGAAAAAATGAAAACCCCCGCATGGCAGCGCAAAGAAGGACAATCCAAGACCGGGGGCTTGAACGCCAAGGGTCGGGCGTCTTATAATGCGTCAACCGGGGGTGATCTCAAAGCCCCCGTGAAGTCGGGCGACAACCCTAGACGGGCCTCCTTCTTAGCACGCATGGGCAATATGCCTGGGCCTGAGATGAAAGATGGTAAGCCCACCCGGCTGCTCTTGTCTCTGAAGGCTTGGGGCGCAACGTCCAAAGAGGACGCTAAGGCGAAAGCCAAGGCGATCTCAGCCAGGAACAAGAAATGAGACCCATATCTGTCGGCATCAACCCCACTGCTGGGACGACCACCACGGTCTATACCGTGCCGACGGGTTACTACGCGCTGTTCAATCTGCTGTACGTCCACAACACTGGCGGCAACAGCAAGCATTTGACGGTGCAGTGGTATGACGCCAGTGCAGCGACTTCCATCGACATCTTGACGGAAGTGACGTACACCTCTAAATCGTACACGCAGTTTGACAACGCCTATGTCGTTTTTGAGGAAGGCGATCAATTGCGCGTCACGCCAGAAGCGGCGAGCGCATTTGCGATCATCGCAACCTTTGAACAAATCGGATTGACACGCCAATGACCTACCTCGAACTTGTCAATGATGTTCTGGTGCGCTTGCGCGAGGAACAAGTCTCCACTGCCAGCGAGACATCGTACTCCAGTCTGATTGGCAAGTTTGTCAACGATGCCAAACGCCAGATTGAAGATGCCTACGCATGGAACGTGCTCGGCCAGACGGTGACGATCACCACGACGCCAGGCACATACATATACTCTTTGACGGGCGCTGGCCAGAAGTTTCAAGTCATGGATGTGATCAACGTCACATCAAATGTCGGAATGCAGAACATCAGCTTCGTGCAGATGAACCGCTTTCAGAACCTGGTGCCCGCGATCAGCGGCATCCCTGAGTACTACAGCTTTGACGGCGTAGACGGCAACGGTGACACCAAGGTGGTGCTGTACGCCCGTCCAGATAACGTCTACGTCCTTCCCTTCTCGCTGACTGTGCCCCAAGCCACGCTGTCGTCTGACAATACGCTGGTCAAGGTGCCTGACGTGCTGGTCGTGCAAAACGCTTACTCTCGCGCCTTAGTTGAACGTGGTGAGGACGGCGGTTTGAACTCGTCTGAGGCGTTCCAGTTGTACCGTTCGATGCTGGCCGACTATATTGCGCTGGAGGGCACACGCTACCCAGAGGCGCAGGAGTTTGTAGCGATATGAGCCAACTCATCCAAATTCAAAGCATCTCAGCCCCCGGCTTTTACGGGCTGAACACGCAAGACTCGCCTCTTGATCTTGCGTCTGGCTTTGCTTTGGTGGCAACAAATTGCGTGATTGACCAGTACGGTCGCATCGGCGCTCGTAAGGGCTGGACACGGGTCAACGCAGCGTCAGGTAACCTTGGGGCCAACGATGTAGGCGTGATCCACGAATTGGTGCAGCCAAACGGCACTTTGACCGTTCTGTTTGCGGGCAACAACAAGCTGTTCAAACTCGGCGCATCCAATGTGGTGACTGAGTTGACCTACGGGGGCGGGGGTACTGCCCCGACCATCACAGCCAGCAACTGGTCGGTGGTATCGCTCAACGGCATCACCTATTTCTTCCAGACCGGACACGACCCGCTGATCTACGACCCTACGGTCAGCACGACGACCTATCGCCGCGTAAGCGAAAAGTCAGGCTACGTCGGCACGGTGCCCAGCGCCAACATTGCGCTGGCGGCCTACGGTCGCTTGTGGGTGGCCAGCTCCAGCACCGACAAGGTTACCGTGTCCTTCTCTGACCTGATTGCAGGCCATGTTTGGTCAGGCGGCACCACTGGCACCTTAGACACGACAAGAGTGTGGCCAAACGGCGCTGATGAGGTGCAGGGCTTGGCTGCGCACAACGAGTTCCTGTTCATCTTTGGCAAGCGCCAGATTCTGGTCTACAAGGGCGCAACAACCCCCTCCACGATGTTTTTGTCCGACACGGTTGGCGGTATTGGCTGCTTGGCCCGCGACAGTGTGCAGACCACCAGCTCGGACGTGATCTTCTTGTCCAACTCAGGGGTGCGCTCGTTAATGCGTACGATCCAAGAGAAGTCCGCGCCGGAGCGCGACTTGTCTAAGAACGTCCGCAACGACTTGATGACCGACGTTGGTGTGCAGACGCTGGACAACATCAAATCGGTGTATTCCGAGCGAGAGGGCTTCTACCTTCTGACCATGCCTTTTACGCAGTCGGTCTATTGCTTTGATACCAAGATCATGTTGCAAGACGGCTCGTCCAGGGTAACAACTTGGGACTCGATTCAGCCGACCGCGCTCTACGCGCTGCGCGACGGCAGCGTCTACATTGGCAAGAATGGTTACATCGGGGATTACACCGGGTATCAGGACTACACGTCCAGCTACCGCTTCCAGTACTACACCAACCACGCTGATTTGGGCAACGTCAACCAGACATCAATCTTGAAGAAGATTTCGGTGGTGGTGATTGGCGGCACGAACCAGCCAGTTGTTTTCAAGTGGGGTTTTGACTTCAAGACCAACTACTTGAGCGCCACATCTGCCATTCCGGTACAAGGCGTGTCCGAGTACGGCATTGCTGAATATGGCGCAAACGCGACAGTGGTTGCTCAGTATTCCGACGGCATCGCGCTCAACACGCTGAAGGTATCGGCAAGCGGGGCAGGTAAAGTCGTCCAAACCGGGTATGAATCAGACATTGATGGCTCGCAACTGTCTATTCAAAAGATCGAAATTCAAGCCAAGAACGGGAAACTATCGTGAGCAACTATACAAAAAGCACCAACTTTGCTACTAAGGACAACCTCACCTCTGGCAACCCCTTAAAGATTGTCAAAGGCACTGAGATTGACACTGAGTTCAATAACATCGCCACGGCCATCTCAACCAAGCAGGACTCCAGTACGGCTGGCGATGTGACGCTGACGGGCACGCAGACGCTCACAAACAAGACGATTGCCTACGCCGACAACACATTGACTGGCGTGGTTGGCACGACTGCAACGCAGACGCTGACCAACAAGACGATTGAGGCTGGCACGTTCACCAACGGGTACACCGAGGAAGTGGCGACAGCCAACACCAGCACGGCTTACACAATTGACCTGCTTGGTGGCACGGTCCAAATCCTGACACTGACAGGTAACTGCACATTCACATTCCCAACAGCCACGGCTGGCAAGAGTTTTACCCTGCTGTTGAAGCAAGACGGTACAGGCTCACGCACTGCGACATGGCCTGCTGCTGTGAAGTGGCCATCAGGCACTGCGCCCACAATCACGGCCACGGCATCCAAGCTGGACAAGTATGTGTTCACGGCTGACGGAACCAACTGGTATGGTTCTGAGGCTGGCAAGAACTACACCGTCTAAGGGGTATTGATGTTTTCAAGCAATACTTCACAGGTAAGCGCCGTAACGCAAGCCGAAGCCATCGACTTTGATGGGACAAATGATTATCTGTCGCGTGCATCTGATTTGACTGGTAATACGGATGGCAAAACATTCACTTTGAGTTTTTGGGTATGGCCTCCCACCGTGTCCGCGAACCGCTGGCAAGTAGTTTGCAATACCGGGGTGTTTCCTCAACAATTTTCATTCTCAATTGTAAATAACAGCGGTCAGTTTCGTGGTTATGACACCAGCGGTAACGTGGTTCTGCAAGGAAGTTTTATTTCTGGGTGGGAGCAACAAACTTGGAATCACGTTCTTGTATCTTTTAATTTAGCAAGCACAAGTGAAAGATGGGCTTACGTCAACGACATAGATGTTGGGGGGAGTTTCAATGCCTATGTAAATACAAATATTGATTTTACTAACGGCGGCTGGTATGTTGGCTCAAATAGCGCTTCAACCGATATTTATCAAGGCCGCCTCTCCAATGTTTATTTGGACAAAACCTACCGCGATCTGAGCATCACGGCCAACCGCCGCCTGTTTGTTACCGCTGACCTCAAGCCTGCTGACGGTCAAGCAAGCCTGAACCCGATCTTGTACCTGCCTTTGAATGACCCAACCGCTCCCGGCGCTAATGCTGGCACGGGCGGCAACTTCACATTGACTGGTACTGTCGCACGCTCTGGTCGTGGGCCAAATCAGTACAACGCACCGTACAGTGATCTGGATGGGGCAAACGATTATTTGGAACGCACTTCAGTCACCGGCATGGCTGATGCAAGCACATTCACTTTTGCTTGTTCTTTCATATTAGATGTTACAACCAACTCATACATCGCTCAATGTGGTGGAAATGAATTTGCAGTGCGCGTGCAGTCAGGGCAACTTCGTTTGCTGTGCTACGCAACTGGCAGTGTTCTTCTTGTTAACGCCACAGTGGATATTACTGGGGGGTTTGTCGTCGGACGAAATTACGTGGTGACAATTTCTCTAAACACCACAAACGGTAGCCAAAGGCATGTCTACGTAAACGGGCAAGCCGCGACAGTCACTTGGAGCACTTATACCAGTGGGTTGATTCAATTTGCCCAAACATGGCGCATTGGAAGAGAGGCGACAACTCCATATTTTAACGGCCGCCTCGGCGCACTCTGGTTCAACACCAGTTATATTGACCTGTCAGTAGCAGCCAACCTCGCCAAGTTCGTCACCGCCACAGGCATCGACGCAAAGCCTGTTGACCTTGGCGCAACCGGAGAGCTTCCAACAGGCACATCACCGCTGATCTACCTCCCCATGTACGGCAACAACGCTGGCAAGAACTACGGCACTGGCGGCGACTTCACGGTCAACTCTGGCCCGTACACAGGTGCGCGTGGGCCGAATGAGTATTGGGGGAACTTGGCAAACTTTAACGGTACGACTTCTTACTTATCCAAAAACACAACGGTTGGTCTTGTTAGTGGCGCAGTTGTGTCTGGGTCGTTCATATTTGCAATGGATACAACGGCTACAAACGGCCACTTCTTTTCGGTAGCAACTAGCGCAGGCAGCCAGCGGCTTCGAGTTTTGAAAGATACATCGAACCGATTATGGTTTGTCGGAAACTCCAGCGCAGGGACGACGATTCTGAGCGTGACCGCAGGGACACTTGCGGCCAATACAACATATTCCGTTCAGTTTTGCTTTGATTTGACAAACACAGCCAAGCGGTTTGTTTACATCAACGGCGTCTCTGAAACACTTAACGTCACAACCTACACCAATGCCTCAATAGAGCTTTCCGAGTCTCACGCGGCAGTTGCGGCGCTCTGGGATGGCTCATCGTATGTGCAGCAGTTGGATGGTAAGGTGGCAGAGTTGTACATTGCATCTGACTACATCGACTTCAGCCAAGAGGCCAACCGCCTGAAGTTCCGCGATGCTTTCGGCAACCCTGTTGATCTGACGCAGCAGATTGAAGACGCAGCGATTCCAAACCCAGCGGTTTACATGCGCTTCCCACCGACGGCGTTTGGCACAAACTCAGGCACAGGCGGCGACTTCACCGTCACCGGCACAATCACAGACGGAGGACAACTTTAATGTACGCACTCATTGAAAACGGCGAGATCGCTCGCTACAACGTAACTCTTCCGACAACCGTTGGGAACACCAGCATCCCTAAAGGCGCGACTGGTCTGGAGGCGTTTGGCCTCTACCCCATCGTGGGCGACGAGCCAAGTCACACAGACCGTGAACGCATTGCCGGACCACAGTATGTTTATGATGGCGCACAGGTCAACCGTGTTTTTACAATTGAACAAATACCAGACGCAGAAAAAGCTGCTCAGGTTCGCAGCCAGCGTACTGATAAACTCAAGGGCAGCGATTGGACACAGGTGGCAGACGCTCCAGTGGACCAGGCTGCATGGGCCACTTACCGCCAGGCGCTGCGCGACATCACGGCGCAACCAGGCTTTCCTTGGACCGTGACTTGGCCTGACGCACCCGTTTAAGGAGAAAGATTATGGCCTTTACACAAGAATATGTAAATCAGCTAATACGCGAGGCGGCTTCTCAAGCGGGCGGCACTTTGTCGTATGCAGATATAAGCAGAGCTGCTGCCAATTTAGGCATCCCAGCGGCGCAGGTTGCGGCAGCAGCGTCTACTGGCGTGATTACGGGCGCGCCAGCGCCAGAGGCTGCGCAAATAGTGGCTTCAGACCCTGCATGGAACTACGGTGAATTTGTAAACAAGCTAAAGGCTGGCAACGCTGACTACTCGCAAGAGCTGGGCAAGCTCGGCGGCGGCATGGGGCAAAACGCGCAGAACGTCTACCGCGAAATCTTGGCGCAACAAGCCGCAGGTACTTCTTCGGCTTGGTCTGCGGGTAAAACGGCGTCCCCTGAAGCTGCGGCTGCAAACTTTGCGCTGCGCTTGGCTGAAAACGGTATTGGCTCTTTGACTGAATTGGGTCAAATGACCGTGCCCGGCGGGACTTCAACAGAATTTGGTGGTAATGAGCCAGACACGACTGTCACCATCAACAAAACGACCGGGGAAGCCTTACCGCGCCCAGACCTTTTGCAGCGCGGCACTCGGGACTTGGGCATTGACTACCAAATTCAATTCGCCCCCGACGGCAGCGCGGTGCCTTTCACAACTGAGCGCGTAGGTAGCGGGGAGAGCTTTGTCAAAGAAGCCTTGATACCCGGCGCTTTGCTGCTGGCGGGCGCGTATGGCTTGTCGGCGCTGACGGGCGCAGCCGCTGGTGCTGGCGCTGGGGCTGCTACTGGTGGTGCTGGTGCAGCGGGCGCTGGCGCTGCGGGCACCGGCGCGGCAGGCATGGGCTTGGGCACTGGCATATCCGCTGGCGCAAGCGGGCTTGGCATCAACGCAGGCGCAGGATTGACCGGCACTGGTGTCTTGACTGGCTCCACGCTTGGCACAGGACTGCTGGGGACAGGCGCAGGCGCTGCGGGCTTGGCTGGCTTGACAGGCACGGGCGTCCTGTCCGGCTCCACGCTTGGCACAGGGCTGCTTGGCACCACTGGCACCGGCGCATTGACAGGAACGGGCATCTTGACCGGCTCTGAGCTGGGTACAGGGCTGCTCGGCACTGGCGCGGGCACTGCGGCCACAGTTGGTGGCATAGGTGGCTCTTTGGGCGCAAACTTAGGCGCAGGCGCATTGACCACTGGCATTGGCGCAGGAGCGACAGGTGCTGGCACTGGCCTGCTGACTCCATCGCTTATCACAGGCGGCCTCAACACCGTTGCTGGAATGCTCCAGTCAGACAAAGACCGCGCTGCGGCTGAAGCAGCGGCTACCGGCATCAATGCCGCTACGCAGCAGGCGGTGCAAGGTGCGCAATTCCGGCCTATCGGTACGACAACGCGCTTTGGCTCGTCGAATTTCCAGTACGACCCCGTGACGGGTCAGATGACTGGCGCTGGCTACCAACTCAGCCCCGAGGCAAGGGCGCAGCAAGACCGCTTTATGGCGTTGGCCAACCAAGGCATCACGCAAGCCGAAGGGGCGCAGCAAGCGTTCGCGCCTTTGCAAACTGGTGCGCAGAGTCTGTTCGGCTTGGGTAACCAATACCTTGCGCAGTCGCCTCAAGATGTGGCGCAGAACTACATCAACCAACAGATGTCGCTCTTGCAGCCTGGTCGTGAGCTGGAGCTGGCCAACTTGCAAAACAGATTGCAGCAGCAAGGCCGTGGGGGTCTGTCTGTGGCGCAAGGCGGCGCTTTCGGTGCAACAACACCTGAGTTGCAGGCGCTGTACAACGCCCGCGCGCAGCAAGACGCGCTACTGGCGGCGAATGCCCAGCAAGCAGGCCAGCAAAACGTCACGTTTGGCGCGGGTCTGCTCGGCACGGGCGCTACAACTTTGGGTAACTACTACGCAGGCCAGCAAGCCGCGTACTCGCCGTACACTAGCGCAATGGGTCAAGTCACAGGGCTTGAAAACTTAGGGCAGCAACCGTTCACCATGAGCACTGGTTTGGGGCAGCAAGTAGCCCAAGCAGGCGCAAACGCTGGACAGTTGGGCTTGGCGGGCGCAAGGGCGGCGGCTAACATTTCGACGGGTCGTGCGGCCACAGTTGATCCGTTCGCTCAACTGCTGTCTGGGTTTGGCGGTAATCAGGCTCTTGCCAGCGGCATCACGAACACGATAAACAAAGTCTGGGGGACATAACATGGCTGAAATCGTAGGAAGTTTGTTCGGCATCACGGCTGATCAGTACGAACGCGATCTTGCGCGGCAAGATCAGGCGCGGGCCATCCAGATGGCGGGCTTAGAGCCAGGCGTGCGCGGCGCGGCGATGATCCAGTACGGGGCATCTCAGCTCGGGCGCGGCATCGGTAGTCTGCTGGGCGGGCAGGACCCACAGTTGCAGCTCATCAGCGCCCGTCAAAAAATACTAGGGATGATTGACCCCAATCGGCCAGAAACATTTGATCAGGGTGTTCAGATGGCCTTGCAGTCTGGTGACCAGCAATTGGCCTACGGGCTTCGGCTGGAGGCTGACAAAGCTCGGCAGCAGGCGCTTGTTCGACAAGATCAAGAGCTTGTTCGGCAAGATCAGGCTGCTGTTCGTCAGCAAAGGCTTTTAGCACAACAACAAGCAATGCAGGCTCAACAGATTGCGCAGGGTGCATTTAGACCCGGCCAAGAAGTCTATGGCGAAGACATCATGGGCCAACAGGTTGGCGAGGGTATGACCGCGCCATCGTTTGACATCCAACGTGTAGCACCACAGTTGATGCGTACAGCAGCAGGTCGAGCAGAACTTAAAAACTTAATTGATGCTCAAGAGTTGACAATGCCAAAAACTGTTTCAATCAAAGAAGGTGAAACAATTTACAGCGTTCCAACAACACCTGGCGGTGCTTACAAGCCTGTAATGACTGGAGGCGCAAAGCCGACACCGTTTACAGGTGATATGGCTAACGCTGCGCTTTCTCTGTACCGAACAGCCGATCCAGCAAAAATCTTTGCGCAAGCAGGGCAACAAGGCATTGACGCTGTTAACGCAAAAGCCCTTGAAACAACAATAGCTAAGCGCCCGGTTACTCACATTACCAACCCTGTCACTGTATCTATGCAAAAAGGGTTTGGTGACACGTTTACGGAAAACATTTCATCAAACATCAAGGCTGGGCAGGCTGCTCGTGGCGCACTTGGCACTGTGCAAAATATGCAAACATTGCTTGATGAAGGCGTTAGAACTGGTTTTGGTCAAGACACAATGCTTCAGCTTGGACGAGCTGGGCAATTCTTTGACCCTGAATTTAAAGTTAAGGGGCTAGCAGGCCAAGAGGCGTTTCAGTCTTTTGCCACAGGAATAATTTTGCCGCAGGTTAAGCAACTTGGCGTAAACCCAACCGATGCTGATTTGAAGTTTATTTCCTCTGGCTCACCTGGCTTGTCCAAAACTCCAGAGGGCAACAAGTTGTTGTTGTCTGCATTGCAACTCAAGCTCAACCGGGAGCAAGACTTGGCTAAATTTACAAACCAATTTTTGGCATCAAATCAAGAACTGGTTACAAAAAATCCTGTGCAAGCCTATACAAGATTCAACGAAGCGTTTGATCAGTACACTCAAACAAGTCCTTTGTATGGTCCAGCAGCAAGTTCTTTGCGCGAACGCTTTAATGCTCTTGGCACTAGATCAACAGGGAACCCAGCAGCTCGTGAAGCACTTGGCCGTGGCGGTCTTACAAGATAAGGGGTAAATTATGGCTTCGTTAAATGACCAAATTCTTGATTTGAGAGATGAGTTAGAGATAGCCAAGTCAGAGGGAAAAATTACAGACTCTGGCTTGAAGATGCTTGATCAGCTAAACACCAAGAGTGTGACAACAGGTGGACTTGGGCAGTTCTTGCAAGGATTGAGTCTTAATTTTTCTGAAAATGTCACTGGTGCTTTGAAATCTTATTTCACACCAGGACCAACCGAAATCTCTAAGCAACTTGCAATTGGTGCACCAGATCAACCCGCACCATCACCAAGGGATGTTGCTACTCAGATGGAGCGCATTGGCCTTCGTGAGTATGCAGAAGAATCTCCCGCGAAAAGCATTGCAGCAAACATTGGGGGCGCAGTTGTGCCATCTTTGGTTACGCGAAGGCCCGTAACTGGTTTGCCTGCACAAGTTGGCCTTGCTGGTGCAGCAGGATTTACTGCTGGTCTTGGAGAGTCAGAGGCTGAGCTTTTTAGCCCTGAGTCATTAAAATCTGGAGGTGTTGGTGCTGCAACTGCTTTGGTGGCCTTGCCAATAGCAAAAGCTGTTGGGATGGGAACTGGAACAGTTTACAGAGGCGTTGTAAAGTCAATTTTTGACAATCCACAGCGCCTTGGAACTGATGAGGCAAGAGGACTCATTAAGCAAGCCCTTATCAACGACAAGGGTGGCGTAGATGAGGCAATTCAGTTTGTGCTTGAGCAAAAAGGCAAACCTTACTCCATTGCCGATGTTGGCCCAAACACCAGAGCTTACTTGGATGCGGCAAACACCATCCCCGGCCCTGGCAAAAAACAAGCGCAAGAGTTTTTGCAAAATCGAGACAAGGGGATGCTTTCTCGACTTACATCTGATTTGCAAGTTGCTTTTGGCTCTAAGGCTGCTTTCTTTGATGAGTTCAATGCGCTTAAAGATGCAAGAGCAGACTTGGGTGGCAAACTTTACAGCAGGGCATTGCAAAAAGATGTGCCAGTCACTCCGCAATTGACTGATCTTTTCACTCGTCCAAGTGTGCAAGATGCTTACAACAGAGCTGTCAGGATTGCTAAGGAAGAA